CCGCTGCCGCATGATGATGCACCGACGATGTGCTCACCGGAGGAAACGTAGAACTTTGCAGTTTCACCAGAACCAATCTCGGCTGCTTTTCGTCCGTCGATGCTCACGGATGTGTTGCAGCCGCCACCAACAAATCCGGAATCACGGGTAACGATCAAGACAGCGTCACCGGTGGCCGGCTTCTGATATGCGAACAGGCGCGAGCTCGGCACAGGATCAGCGTTTTCGGACGGCACCGGCGAAGTCGCACACCCCGCCAACAGCATTGCCCCCAACGCCACTACGATAAATTTCATGCAGGTCACTCCTGTGGAAATGGCCCACGATATCACTGCGCACCCTTGTGGCGCAGTACCAGTCGCGTGCGGTCGAGCCACGGGCCGCCGAAGACAATGACCTCAGATGGCCTGCCGTACAGGTGGTGCAGCACGAACGGGCCGGGGCCGAAAGTGGCCGCATCCTCACCAGGCAACGACGGATCACTACCGAGGAATATGCCGGCGTGGTTCGGGTAAACGGTGCGCCCCACTTCCATCACGATCATGTCACCGCGCTGCGGTTGGTCTACGCGGTAGAAGCCGGCGGCCTCGTAGTTCGCCTCGTACAAGCTGGTGTTGTCCTTGCTTTCCCACCAGCCATCAGCGCGCTTGAAGGTCTCAAACTCCAGTCCCCACTCACGCTTGTACCAATCGGCGCACACCTGCCAGCAGTCCCAGGAGCCGTGCACGAACGGTCGTTTCAGCAGCGGCACTTCACCGGTGGGAACGATGGTGCGCAGGTCGCCTTCCGGCCAGCTCAGAATGTGCCAGGGCATTGCCGTCGCTTCGCACATCGCAAGATCGCGCGGTGAAGGCCTGCTGGTCGCGTCCGGATGTGAATGAATTACGCCGATTACTTCGCCTTCGTCTTCGGCAGCGGCGTACTGCTCGGGATCGATTCGGAACTCTTCGTTCGGCTCGGTCGAGACGTTGACGCAGGGGAAATATTTTTGCTTGCGCCCGATCGCCAGCAGCAGCCCGCAGCACTCTTTCGGGTACTCGGCCGCCGCGTGCGCCTCGATCGCGTTCAAGATGTGCTTTCGCATGTCAGATCCGTGCGATAAGGGAAACTGCCGGGAAGCCACCGAACGGCAGCGGGTTTCCCTCGCCGAAGCGCGGGATGCAGCCCTTCCCCAGTGTGGCGTCGCATTGGTCAAGCTCAGGATTGTCGGTAATGACGCCGTCCTTCGTGACGTACGGGCCGGTGTAACCGCAGTTCGGGCCGCGATAGCCGCCGGTGAGACACCAATGGCAAAGAGTCGTGGCCTGGCGTCCGATCGACTCATTGCCCACATCGCCCGGACTGGCCAATTCCCAACTGACGTTCTCCCCGTCCTCGTTCGTTTTCTGGTCGATGTACCATACCTCGATCGTCTCCTGGGTAGGGTCGGCCGTTGGGTTGCCGGCCGGGAAGTTCGCCGCGTCGAGGTAGGTGCCGAGTGTGTGGCGCATCGTCAGCTTGAACTCGAGCAGATCCTCGAACGCCAGACATAGCGCGGTGATGCGCCCGTTGACGTTGCCCACCGACAGCGTCGGTCGTACCGCAGTGCCGTCCCCGTTGGTTTCGATACCGTCGATCTGTATCGGCCAAGCGCTGTATTCGTTGCCCTGCCAGTAGATCGCCTTCGCCGGCAGTTGGTCGGCATCGGCGCCAGCAGCGATGAGTTCAGCCGGTGTATGCGGGATTGAATGCCCATGAAAGCGCAGGACATCCGCACCATAGTCCGTCCCGTCCAGCTCAAAGAGCAGCACTTCGCTGCCAGGCTCAAGGACCTGGATGTCACTGATCAGCGGCATGGTTGCCCCTTATGGAAGAAACGATTGGGTGAAGGTGGTCGCCAGCGTGAATACGCCGGCGCCATTCGGGGTGATGGTCGGAGCGGTCGCCCGGAAGAACGAGAGCTCACCGAGGGGCGGTGTCCAGAAGAACGACTTGTGCCCAGCGTGACGATCAAGGAACGCCTTGATCTGCACCGCGACGGCCTCCTTCACGACAAAGGTCAGCGGCCACGAATCAACCCGATTGTTCGGGCCATCCCCTACCACCTGCTCGTAACCGCTGCCGAATTTAGAGCTTCGGTTCCGGTATTCCGGTGCGCTGGTGGGAGAAATCAGTGGGCACCAGGTGAAAGTCTCAACGGCCATTTACGAGCCTCCAGATTGATCCGCCTACTGCGCTTTCTTTGGCGATTTCCTGTTGGGCACCACGACGCGCAACGTCGGCGTAGGCTTGTCCGAGCGCCTGAGAGTCCTGCTGCGATGTGCCTGTCCCTGAGTTTTGCACTTCAATGGACTGATGGATGACGACCTGCCCAGGTGCGGTGGGGGCCGAATTTGAACCCGGTGCTAAGCCGACGTAACCACCGTCCGCGTATCCGCGCTTATTCAGACCGATCAGGTACTCCTTCATGCCGGGCTGATCCACCACTTCCTTGCGAATGACAACCTCGCCACCATGAACAATACCCGCCGGCTCGTACTTGCCACCCGGACCGGTGTAACCACCATCATTAAAGCCATATTGGGTGGTGTAGCCCGCGGCAGTACTGCCCGCCGAAGATGCTGCACCACTACCACCGAATGCACTACCAATGGCACTGCCAGCAAGGCTGGCGAATACGTTAGAAGCTGCCGATTGAAAAGCCATCTTGGCGATCATTTTGGCAAAGCTCTTGGCTACATCGCCGAAGCTCTGATCGGCACCAAATGCCCAATCCACCGCGGCATCCGTCAATCCATCGTAGAGAGACGTGAAAGCCGACTTAGCCTGGCTGGCAACATCGCTCGCCTGATCGACATAGTTCTGAAAAGCCGAAGACGCACCCAGCGACCAATCACCCCGGGCCTCGTCTTCCGCTTCATAAAACTTAGCCTGCATGGCGAGACGCTGGTCGAGCGCCGATTGCAGCGCCTGAGTTTCTTCGCTGTACAGCGCATCGCTGATGTCGCCCTTGTTGTGCTGGGATTCGAGGCGGTCGAGTTGAGACTGGTACGACTGCTGAATGCCCAACTGCTCTTGCAGGCGTTGTTTCTGGAGGTCGCCCAACCCCTGACCAGCGAGATTGTTGCTGATCCCGGTCTGAGCGTTCGCCAACTGACGGTTCAGGTTTTCCTGAAAGGCAGTGAGTTTCAGCGCCTCGTCAGCGGCGCGTTTTCGTACCGCCACTTCCTGCTCAAGAAGAGAGTTTTTCTTCAGCTGTGCGGTGATGAGGTCCGCACTGGAAAGCAGCGATTTTTGATCAGCCGTCAGGACTTTCTTTTCCTTGATATCGGAGATCTGCTGCTCCCACTTCGCTAGATCCGATGCTGCCTGGCCAAGGGCTCTGGTCTTTTCACCTTGGGCGCCGATAAGGGCGTCCTGAGCTTGAAGTGCCGCGTATTGCTGGCGAGCCTGATCCAGAGCTCGAACACCGGCGTCCTCGGTGTATTTCTTCGGCGCTGTTTCCTTATAAGCAGAGTTTTCACGGATTGCCTTGAGCGATGCAGCTTCCTCCTCCGGGCTGATTTTGTACCCGGCCAGGCGCGCGGCTTTGATCCGTTTCCCCTCATCCTCAAGGGCCTTGTCCATTTTCTGGCGTTTGGTGAAGTTCGCTTCAACGGATTTCTGATAAGTCTCATAGGCGATCTGGCCTTCGCGCTGGATGCGGGCGTTTTCGCCTTCGGCCTTGCCCTGGGCAATCAAAGCATCCCGCTGCTTGTTCAGCAGCGCCAGGCGCTCTTCCAAAAACTTCGTCGACTGACTGTTTTTCCCAAGGTCATCCGGGAACATAGTCGCCAAGAAGCCTTCTTGACGGTCACTTATCAGCTTTTTGGTATTTTCAATCTGCTGATCGAGGGATTGTTCCCGGCCAATGCCAAGGATCTCGTCCCAGCCCTTTTTCGCGGCGCCAGCCACGGAGCTCCATGCAGACTCAATGGTGCCGAGGTTGGCTTTGATCTTCGCGGCACGCTCGGACAGCGCGTTGGCGTAGGCATCTTCGGCAATCGTTGCGGCGGCCTGTTTGTCGCCGTTTTCCTGAAGCGCCCGAACTTGCTCGTAAACAGCAGCAGTCAGAAAATTGTATTTGTTGTTGAGATCGGCGAGAGCCTTAACCGGATCTTCGGCAATTTTCTTGAACTCATCGACGGTGGCCTGCGTGGCCTTGCCGGTCGCTTTTTCAAACTCGATGGCCGAGGTAGCGATTTTCTGGAAGCTGGTACTGGCGATGATCCCGGTGCCGGCGAGTTGCGTCAGTACTTCGGCGGCTTTCCCGGTGGTACCAACCGAATCGCCGATCGTTTCCGCCATGGCAGCCAACTGCGAGGAACTGGTACCGGCCGCATTTCCGGTGGAAAACAGCGCCACCCGGAATGCGTCGGCCTCTTTCGAACCCTGGTAATAGGCTAGTCCCAGTGTTGCCGCTGCCGCGGCTGCAACCGTAAGCGGGTTTACCAACCCCAGAACGTAGCCACCAAGCGCTCTGGCAGCCGGCCCGGCGCCGCCAAACATATCCTTGAGTTGGCCGCCTTGCTGCAAGAACACGCTGAACGGATTTTGACCTGCCTGTAATGAGGTCACAATGTCCGTAAACTGCGCTGGCACGCCTTGCAATGCTGCCGCATAAGCCTTCGCTGTCCTCCCCCCTTTCAGCATGATTGCATCGGTCTGGGTAAGGGCATTTCGTTGATCGACTAGTTTGGCTAGATAGTCCTTAAAATCGACGTCATCCAGACGGCCAGCAGCGCGATGGGCGCGCAACTGGGCTTCCATTTTATCCAATCGACCATAAGCGGCGACCACCGGATCGATCTGACCAACCAGCTTGTCGAGCTGGCCAGCCTGATAGGAGGCCTCCTTTGTAGCGGATTTGAGCGCACGCTGCGCTCGGTCCATTCCTTTTTCGAAGCCGCCGGTGTTGGCCACCAAATCGACCGTCAGTTGGCCAAGTGAATCAACAGCCATAAATCACCTCTTGACCGACTGCAAAAGCCTGAACAGGTCCTGCGCGGACGTTTCGGCCTCTTCTGCCACTTCTCCGCGTTTTGGCAGGAAGTCTTCGAAATGGGCCTTGCCGCCATGCACGTTGTTCAGAATCGTGGCGAGCAGGGCGAAACCCCGTTCCATCCTCAGGCCCAGGTTCGCCGTTCCGCTCTGCTCGAGATATGCCATCCACGAAAGCGCCTCGTTATAGGTAAGGTTGGCTTTCGCTTCCGCAATAGTCCGCCCGCCGATGCCGTTGAGCACCAGCTCGTGCCAGAACTCTTCGACGGGCCCTATTTTTTTGTTTTGTCCGCCGGGCCAGCGCCGTTCGCCTCGGAAATCGCATTGAGCAGGACGATTGTCAGCTCAGCGGACAGCGGGCCGTGGCCTGACGCTTCCGAACCGACCACATCTTCAACCGTGAATACCGGCGTTCCGTCTTTTTTGAGCACGTTGGCAGCAATTCGGGTTGCCAGGTAATCGGCGCCCTTTTCCTGCTCTTTCCAGCGCTCGGTGAGCTCGACAAACGACTCTTGCCGAATATAGATCGTCGCCTTTTGAGGTTTGCCTGCGGAGTGCCAGGTGATGTCTTTTTTAACCGGCGGCGGCGAGAAGGCGCCGGCCGCCTTCAAGGCCTGAATGCTGAGATCCATGCTTTTTCCTTACGGCGCGATGACTTTAGGAACGAATACCGGATCACCAGATACCTGGATGCCGACGGTGGACTTCACAACGTCATTCAGCGCGAAGCTGAACGGGAAGCTGTTCATGTAACCCTCGAAGGTGATCCAAGTTCGGGTGTTCGGCAGATCAAAATCGACTTCGGAGCCAACAACAGCAGCTGCTGCCGCGCCGGTACCGCCGCCGCCACCCGTGAAGGCAATGGACGGGGCCGATGTGTAGCCGGATCCCAAATTGGTGATGATGAAGCCCGTAACCGCGCCGCCGGAGACGATGGCCGTAGCAGTAGCGCCAGTGCCGCCGCCACCAGTCAAGGCAACGACCGGCGCCGAGGTGTACCCAGTGCCGCCGCTGGTGAGGCTGATAGCAGAGAGCGAGCCTTCCTGGGTCACAGTCGGCGGGATACCCTCAAGATCACCCTGGACGTTCACGATGCGGCCGTCAGACCAGCCGATAGCCCAAAGCAGTTTCGTGCCAGCGGTTTTGAGTTGGTGCAGGCGCACGTGAGCGGGCTCTTGCGGGTCAATGTTCAGACCGAACGACGCGGATCCTGGCTCGGCGAGGCCCGCCTCGTATTCCCGAGCGTTGGAATTCATGCAGGTCGTCTCGATCTGCGCGATGCTGGTGTCGATCCCGTCAAGGGAGGTAAAGCAGCCCACTACCAAAATCGCTTTGGTGAGCGGGTCAATAGCATAGAGGTCCGTGCCTTGGGTTTTGATGGTCAATTTGTACTCCCCGATTTTCCTAGAAAATCACTTATGAGCGGGCATAAAAAAACCCGCCGGAGCGGGTCGTTCTTTCAGGTTCCGCCTACTGGCTAACAAGCCAGGCGACGTCGAAGCCTTTTCGGTAGTTGTGCGTATCCTTGTCCTTGGTGTCGACGCCAAAACCGGTGATGTAGGCGTGCTGCGCGATCGCTTTTCGCATCGCTGTCACAACCGAATCAGCGGAGGAAGCCGTATCGGCGTACACGTCCACCTGCAGGCCGTAGCGGTCGATCTCCGGCACGCCGTTGACGTAGTTGATCGGCGAACCGCTGACCACCTGCCACACAGCGTAAGGTTTTGGCGTGTTCTCGGGTGCTTCGCCGTGCGGGTAGAGCCGCGTCGGGCCGGTGCCGAGCAGCGCAGTGACGGCCAGGCTCGCGGAGCACACCTGAAAAATTGGCGCCGTCATTCATCCACTCCCAGCTTGATTAGTTGGTACTTGGCCGAACTCAGGAACTCCTTGAACAGCGCCTCGCGGTTGTTGGCCAGAGCCGGCCGAAGAAACGGTTTCGCCCGATTCTTCTCGGTACCCAATTCCACCCACCACCAATAGAACGTGTTGCCGCCCTTCTGCCCGCGCTTGCGCATCCGCACGCCGACAGAAATGACCACTGCGCCGACTTCCTCGCCGATCGCCTTTCGTTCGATCATTGCCAAGTTGGCGGGAATGAAGTTTGCAGTTTCCGGGTCATCAATCCGAGCCGCGCGGTCCTTCGCGTCGAGCAGAACGATATCCATCGCGTCCTTCGCCGCGGGAAGCACCACCTTGCGGCGCATTTCTTCGGTCAGGCCTTTGAATCTGGCGGACAACTCGTCAGCGCCCTTGAGGCTATACGTGACCCAATCAGCCATCGTTCACCCCCGAAGTAACCAGCAGCGTCAGATACTCCTTGCGAGAATTCGGATCAACAAGCGGAGGCCCGACGATGCCACAAACCGAACCGTCATCTAGGACGACGCGCATTGCAGCGGTGATGCCTTCTCGATAACGAATGACAACTCTGCTTTTCGCCTCGGATTGGCCGGACTGAGCGGCAATGAAGTCGCGGGCGCTCAAATCCTCGACTGAGGCCCAGACCTTAGCGAACTCAACCCACTGTTCGGTCAATTGCTCACCGGTTTGTGGATCCTGAGTCGTAACCTTGTGCTGGATTTGAACCCGATGCCTGAGTTTACCGGCCTGCATTAGAAGCGCTTCCTGTACCAGAGCAGCCTTTCGACTGCGAGAGGGACCGCCGATGGCGCGCCGCCGATCACAACGGCTTCTCGGTTGGAGTACCAGTGCCCGACCAGAAGCAAAATGGCTTGTTCGACGTCGCGGGTAAGACCCATTTCATCCGGTTCGACCGGAGCGGCTTCTACCAGTTTCCGGTCGCAGTGCTGCTCAACGTGAGCTTTGGCCGCTTCGAGATATCCACCGATCAGCGCGTCTTCTTCGTCGCCATCGACTCGCAGATGCATCTTCACGGTGGTCATGTCGAGCATTTACTTGGCCTCTTTGGCGGCTTTATCTGCAGCAGCCTTGTTCTCGTCGGGCACCGCAGGCTTGGTGTTCTTAGGCTTAACGACCTTCGGCTTGCCGTTGGCATCCAACTCGACCACCAGCCCCTTGCCGAGCAGCACATGGGCATACTCGTCATCGGCGTTTTCGAACTCTTGGCCCCGCTTGACCTTCGGCGAGGCGGCGCCGAGTAATACGGCGTTACCGACGAACCCCCACAGAGCTTTGATTTTCATGCTACCTCCAAAAAAAGAAAGGCCGGCAGCAAGCCGGCCTTTTAACAGGTGAGCGGATTACGCAGCGGTCGGGAAGTTTCCTTTGACCAGCGCTTCCTTGCGACGCACGCCCAGGCCGAGACGTTCTTCGACCAGCAAGGCGATTTCGTTGCGGATGAACTGATCGTTGATCAAGCCCATCTTGAACTGGAACGACATGCGGTCGAACAGCGTGGTGGAGCGGGCGAAGTTGGCGACCAGGAACTCACCGCCGGAATCCACATCACCTTCGTCCATGCTGTCCGAGGTGATGACTGG